TGAACGGTAGTGAGAACTGTTTGCGTATTGAGCGTTCCTGGGGACTTGATCTGTCCTATGACTGATCCCTGATAGAACAAGGCCACGTTGGAAAGAACTCCGGTACCATTCTGCTGACCATTCCATGTCAGAGAAACGCTTACGCCTACAATGTTCACTCCGGTCGGGACAACACCAACCAAACCGGGTAGATTCTTCGCTATCACGTAGTCTGTCAGAGTGCCAGCGGAGACACCTCCATGAGTCCTGATCTGACCGCCACCGGAGCTATTGAACTCGTACTGACTGCTATTGAACGTGATGTAGGTTGCATAGCTGGAATCAATCGTGTACGTGCCGGGAACAGAAACAAGCGCAACCTGCTGAGGAACTGATTCAGGGGAGGGATTGGACAGCGCTCCAGTGACTTTTGACCGGTAGAGATAGCGGTACGTGACCCAATAAGGACTTGCTGCCGTAGAAACAGTAATTCCCGGTGCAACCTGCGGTTCTTTGATGCCTACCTTGTAGCAGGTTCCATCGGATCGCACCTTCAGCATACCGCACACTGCACCGTATGCAGAGTACGAGGGATTTAAGATACTCACCGCTAAAGATGGATCAGCGATGTAATCCCATCCCTGCGGGCTATTGGGGGGACGGTAGGGAAGAAACGATAACGGGTTTCCGCTCAAGCCGGATGCGACTTGAGTTGTCCCAACATACAGGCTTCCATTCGATCCTGACAGGTATGCATAACCGGGAGAAACATTGTAAGGATCATTCAGACGCGAAACGGAATTGATGCCGTTCGCAAGAGCGGATGCAAGAAGGTTTGATCCCAAAGGGAAACGGGCAACGGTCATCGACTTGCGATTCTTCCTGACGTTCTGGAGATAAGGCCAGCCGCCCCCGTTCTCCTCGATTTGATCCGAGGAACTGACGGTATTTATTCCACCCGCAATATCAAGCCTGATGCCCTTTTCCACTCGCTACGCCTTCAACTTCTTCCCCTTGACCAGTTTTGCGCCCTTGCCTTTGACGGCTTTGCTGACCTTTGATGCGTGACCGTTTCTGATTTCAGTACCCTTGCGCTTTCCTTTTACTTTTCCCATAACTTCCTCCTTGGTTACTGCGTCTCTTGCGTTGACCATCTTGGCTCCGCCTTTTCCTGCACTCGCCCTTCACTGCGCAGATATTTAACAAAAACGCCTTGGGTTGCCCAACGTTTATTCCTATCAGCACAGAACTGATAGAACGCTTTTAGCATCGGCATCGTAGACTTGAATGCGTCATTTCCTAACTTAAATGATGCCACATGATGAGCGTAATTGAGAACCGCATCCCAGTCATCGCGAGAAACTTGCAGGTAGGTTCCAGTCGTGTCGAGAATCGGAGCATTGCCAACCAGTGTCACGGATAGACTTGCTCCGTTTCCTGGTACTGGAGCAATGAAGTCCATTCCCGCCTCAATGATCGCTGGTAGGTTTATCTGTGACTGCTGCCAGTTCACCGCCAGGGCATCCATGTCGGCCAGTGCCGTGATCTTGGAAACTTGGCCGTTGATGAGAGTCTGTAGTATCCAGTTCGACTGCTTCATCATCTCTACGCCTTCGGTATAACGCTGCAAGCAGTAATCCGCGCGCTCCCTATCCGTAGACTCAGCTTCCTGACCAAGAATGTCAGCCAGTGCCCCGTACATCGCAATCATAGACCAGTCATCCGGTAAACCAAGAAGCGAAGCAGTGGGCGGGGAGAATGTTGGTCCTGCTATAAGCGCCAGCATGTCGAAATATCCTGCTGTAGTCGGAGCGATATCCACATCAAAGGAAAGCGGCGGTTCGCTAGAAACTGTCCATGACTGTGGATATCCGATGGTTTGAGGATATTCTGGCTCGAATGACTGGAACGACATAACGTCTTCACGTGTAAGCAAAAATGGCTGGAAGAATTGAACCGACTCTTCTGTAAATCCGAGGGTAGTAGGCAAACTCAATCCAATCGACAGACCTGATATAGAAGTGACGAATGTCCCGTTCTGAATTCCGCTTCCGCCTACCGTATGACCCTGCATGATGCCCTGTGCTGAGTCCACAACGAGAGAAAACGAACCCGATGATGCCGTTCCATTGGTATTCACCATCAACGCCAAGAAACGGTTTCTGCGAGGTTCCAGCACCGTATCATCAAGAGCATACCCAGTGCTCACGTTAGGAGTAGCGCTGATTGGGGTAAGTTGTGCAATATTGCACGATGTCTGCTGAATGATCTCCTGCACTCGCTTCTGGAGAGAGCCTTGAAGGTTTCCAAGTGTAAACTGACTAGACCCTGTCCATGTTCCCCCGCTCGCAGGCTCTAAGAGCATGTATTCCATCTGCGTATAGAGGCTCACGTCAGTTATAGATCGGAGGCGCGGCGAACCGGCAATCGTTCCGGTATTTATCCACTGACCGTTTGCGTTAGTGATCGCCATGGTCTGGTTCCACTGTTCACAAAGACCGTTGAAATGTCTCAATCCCTCTGTGATATACAAGAACAGTTCCGCCGATGACCATATAGACCACTGGTTTAGACGCGCCTGAAGGGTAGCGATAGCCTCAGTTTTTGTCAGCCATGAATAGGTAGCCACACTTATTCAAGCACCATCACGAGCACTACATCGGCGGCGGTGCCAGCAAGGAACCACCCATTTAGGTTCTGAGTCAAAAGCGCCGTTGGGATCACGAGCGGTGCGCCCAGCGCGGGAATCGGAATGCCATTAGTGCTGCTCACCGCCGAATCTCCCACATAGACAATGTGCGCCGCCGATCCGATCACGAGCGTCTGAAAAGAAACATTGCGCTGCACAACCGGGTCTTGAGGAACGATTGGAATGTTTCCACTCGCCGGTATTGTCACCTTGTAGATTTGCATTTACACCCCGCTTCCAGACGGATAACCACCTAGATTAACTCGCCCATTTGGACCCATCGTGGCATAGCTTTCGCCGTTCTGCCACTTTCCGGCCTGATGAACATGCGTCAAATTTTCGCCGTCAAGATTGAGATCGATAGACAGAACCTGACCAAAATACTCGTAATACTGTTTCTTTGAAATTTCCGCAAGCATTATCATCCCCTTGCCGGAACCGGGAACCTTTGCTTCCATATCCGCAGCCTTGTCGAGAAGCAAAATCTCCTTCGCCTTGAACTCCACCATGTTTTCGGTGATAGGAGCTTGAGGAAACATGCTGAACCAGTCGGTCTGCGTTTGCGGCAACTGGCCGAGGCGACGATAGCTCAGCGTGTAAGGACAAAGATTTCCTTGCCACGGATAAAGCTCGAACCTTTGCCATCCGTAGGTTGAGCTTCCCATGCGCTGGTCAACTCCAGCAGGTACGACATTGGTTGGAATAGATTGGTCCTGCCGCTCAGGATCGAGATTCGCGAGGTCAGCCCGCGTCAGGCTCCAGAAATCCAGCGTCTGATTGTTGGTATAGTCCTGAATAGCAATCCACTTCTGGAAGTCTTGCACAGGAGACACAAAGTAATGCTGGTAGATGTAGTAAGGCTGTCCAGAGCCACTACCCGGCTCCATCCATGGGCGATCCAAAGTCAACGTTACAAATCCAGGATTGATGTTGTTGTAGTCGAATCCAACGATATCGTAGATAGCGAACGCTGGGTTTCGATACTGAAGCTGCGTTAGAAATGGCTGTCCGGTGTAAGCATTGAGAGCAGCAGTGGCCGTTGCGTCAGCAATGATCTGATTCGAGTATGGCGTGGTGGTGAATGTTCCAACTCCGTTGAATACCATACCCGGAGCAAGCCATCCCGAGAATCCTTTCTGAAACGACCAATCAACCTGACCATAGATCGCCTGCAATGCCCTATACACGCCAGTCTGCGTACGTGCCAATGGCATTCCACCACAGAGTCGAGTTAAAGCGAATGCGATATCGTATAACAAAAATGACACTCCTAAAAAAAGAGGCCAGGCCGTTAAGCCCAGCCTCGTGGCCACCCGCGACGACGGCTCACAAACTAGAAACTAAAGCTCCGAACTGTACCAACTCAGCGCTAAGATTGGTTCCATTTGCAGCCGGTCCAGCAGAGGCAGCTGCTGTTACGGTTAAGGTTGGCGGCGTTCCTCCGGTTCCGGTAACGGTCGCTGTTGGCGTTCCTGTGTATCCGGAACCATAATTGGTTATCTGGATAGAGATCGTTGTCGCAGTCAGCACTGTCACGGTTCCCGCAGCGCCCTGTCCTGTCCCCGCAAACACAATCGGAACCACCAGACCGGGAGTCATGCCCACACCCGCCGCATTCTGAACGACCGTGGCGATTCCCTGCTTGCCCGATAGCAACCATAGCGCCGTCCAACCTGACTGCGAAGGAGAGGGAGCACCGGCACGGACTATGTTGTTTCCAACTGCTGCGGGATAAAAGAGCAACTCGTAGTTCCCGCTCAGGGTCGTGGCTTCCATCGGGAAATTGATGTACTCGTTTGCGCCGGGATTGTATACAGGATCGCCGGTTGCCTGCGAGTACGATGCAGGACCATTAGCCCAAAGAATAGCCTGCCGGAACTCACCAACCTGCGCACTGGGATAAACGTAATTCGTGTTCAAGATTGCTCCTTATCCCTGCACTACGGGGAGAGTGAGATTCACGCGGCTAATGGCCCCAGATGTGGGAATGTCGAGCACAGTACCAATCGTCGATACGTTGAATGCGGCGGTGTTGGTTGTAACTTGACCACCCGCTGCCGATACATACGCCATGTTGCCAGGTAAAGCCGCTGTCGCTGTCGTTACCAAAACATTGGCAATGCCGAGTTCCTGAATCAGAATCCACGCGCCTGCAGTAACCTGTGCCGCTGTGACGCTGGTCGCAACCGTCACAGCGCGAGGAATCAAGATCGATCCGCCCACATTCGACGTTCCATCAAGCGAGCTGACAAAGTTCGGGCTGATAAACTGTTCTGCTAGCAGAGATCCACCAGACCCACTCGACAGCACACTTGTGAGTGTGAAGGTCGGCACTGAAGTCATATTCGCGCCAGCATAGGTCAACTGTGCGGACGTGATGACTCCTGCTGCGAGTGTGATGTTCGCCGTAGCAGCAGTTCCCCCAGCAGCAGACGAACTGATTGCAACCGTGCCGCTCGAGGCACCTGTTGCAGTGATGGTGTAGCCAGTGCCACCAGCTGCCACAGAAGCCTTTGCGACATAGGTACCGAGGCCATAACCAACCGGAATACCGAAAGCGACGTCAGCAGCAACAGCGTTTGGGGAGAGCCGCACGAAGCGATAGCGGCCCGGAAAAAGATTTACTCCAAATTGTATATTCCAGACCGCCGCTTCGTTGGCCTGAAGATCTACATAATCTCCTTCGTGCAGGGCACCACCCAGATACGTCTGGTTGGTGATTGGACTCTGCATCCCTGTCGGGGAGGTGTAGACCGCGAACGGTCCAAGATAGAGTGAGGTATACGGAACCTGTGCCATATTACTGACCTACCCCCTTGAATCCGAAGAGCGGCAGACCGTGTGTCGGCTGATCTCCGAAGACGTTGGTTGCATATCGCAGATAACGAATCGCCGAGGAAACGTTGTTAGGTACGCGGTTCTCGTCAAAGTCCATAGCCCATCCCGAACCGGCCTTGGGCTTCAATGCCACTAGCGAGTAAGGATCGATGAACCAAAGAGCCTCGCCGGGATTTATGGTAGTCGCCGAAGGTATGTTTGATCCCGTGGGAGACAGCGTGCCAGCCGCAACCGATACGCCGTTAAGTTTGTACGTCGGGGATAGGAACGGAGATAGCTGAGTCGTTCCGCCTACGCCGTCATAGAATTTTGCGGTGCTGGCCGTACCGAATGCTCCAGGATTTCCACCGGGAAGAGTCTGCCAGGCCGCGCTTGACGGTGCCAGAGGATCGGCATGAATCTTGCATCCGTTGAAGTCCACCGAAGGCCAACCGAAATCGGTACCTTCCTTGACTTCCAATTGAAGCACAACCGCCTGTTGCCGGAAGGCCAGTGCAATCGCGCCCCACCCATAGAAACTAGTGAAGCCAACTCTGGCCTTTGCGCCGAGAGTGCCAAGTCGGGCATTCGCCAGCAAGAAATGGGAATAATTGATTGATCCGGCCGCACCTGTTGGAGTGCCACAGAAATAAGGCGTAGCGTTGTACGCCTGTCCTACCACGCCATTGCGCGTAATACCACCAGTCAACTGGAACACGTTTCCGAATGGCGAAGGGTCGATTCCGTTGTTGAATATTTCCTCAAACCCGTTCATTGCTAAGTGGCGGTCAGTCAGAACCCCTGAAGTAGAAGAACCAGGAGCGCCACCGGAATTCCATTGTCCATGCTGGTACCCCTGCATCTCAACCATAGATTCAAGACGCTGAGTCATGCAGTAATTGTCAATAAGTTCCTGATCGGCAACCTGCGTTTCCCCCGGAGCGTTGTAGAGCTTGTACTCTGTAGGCTCCACGGTCAGGGCAGATGCCATGAAGCGGATATCGTACAGAGTATCCGTCACGCGCTGCTTGTTGGTAGGATTGATGGTCGCACCCGGTTGAGTGGCATAACCATCCGTGTAGTCATAGATTCCGGGAGTCCGAACACCCGTTCCCTGGAAATCGAGGTCAATAATGCCAGCCTCTCGCAGAAGGGTCATCAACGGATAGTTCGTTCCGAACCAGTCAATGACAGTACCCTTGCGGATCATTTCGCGAGAGACAGCATCTCTTTGGTTATATGAAGGATCGTTGGGGTACGGCATAGTTTCTGGTCACCCTTTCTTAGGCGGCGTTAATCCGCGTTTTCACTTCAGTGCTCACACGGTCGCGTGCCATGCGAATCTTTTCCATAGGAGACTTGCCAGCCATTTCACGTACACCGGCTGCGTCCGAAGGCTTCGGAATGTTTGGGTAATTCGAAGAAACTCCGTTGCCAAGCTCGGGATGGCCCATCGTTACCGGATGAGTTGCCTTGTACTCTTCCTCCCACTTGGCCTTCATGGAGGCTTCTTTCTTAGCCGCTTCAGCTTGATTCTTGGCTTGTTCCTTATCGGTCAGCCTGTATGTCTGCTCCATGTAGTCATGAACAGAGAGACGAGCCTTGGCGGCACGGTCGGCAATGGTAGCCGGTTCCTCGGGAATTGCTTCGCCAGTGATGCGCTGATAGCGGTTGACTTCATTTAAAGTCTGTCCCATCTGCGAAAACCCACGCATGATGGTGTTTTGAAGTTCCTGCACAGGGTCTTTGGCGGGAGTCTGATTTACGGCGGGAAGATCGGGAATATTCAAGCCGGTAAAACCAGCCTTCTTGATTTCTCCGATTGCGGCGTCACGAGCCGCTAGAGCTGCGGTAAGTGCGGCGTTGTTAGCCTGCAACTGCGTAATATTTGTTTCTGTCAGTCCTGATGTACGAATACTCTCATCAATCACACGCTGAAGACCTTGAGCATCCTGTAACTGCTTCTGTGCATCAGCAAGCTTGGTCTGCGATTCAGTTTCAAGTGCAGCCAGTCTACCATTCCAAGTCTTGAGTATGCCTGACTTCGCGGGATCAACTGTGACACCAAGTTCTGCGATAAGTTCTTCGACTGTCATTCCATTCTCCTATTGTTGCTGAGGCGCGGATGGCTGCTGTTGCGGCTGTGTAGCCGCCTGCGAACTCATCTGTATTGCCTGCACGATGGATTGAACTGCCTGTTTGAGAGGTTCTTGAACAGAAGTGTTCTGTTGGGCGATCTGCATTAGCATCTTTGCTATCTTGCCCAGATCAGACTGAAGAGGATTTGCTTGAGACGCACCAGCATCAGCACCCGGTTGAGGTGCTGATGCCTGCGGATTTGCCATTGAGGTAGCCATAGTTTCCTTTGACTACTTCTTGCTGGACTTTTTGGACTTGCCCTTTTTTGCGGCCTTGCGACGCTTGGCCTTGCCTTCGTGACTGACTCCCTTGATTTCCATTCCATGCTTACGCTTTTCCATAATACTTCTCCTTTGGTTGGATTTAGTCTCAACATGCAAAACGGCCCCAAGGCACGTTATGCGCTCTTGAGGCCGTTCCGATCTCACAAAGGAGTGGTAGGGAATCTCTTTATTCAGTTATCTAATAACAGAACTTACGCCATATCTGGTTTGGCGTCAAGGGGTTTCGTCAAACAAAATACAGAATCTGTTAATTCGTCCAACTCGGAACCCAAACGAACACGTCCATTCTGCTCACTAAGAACCTGAGTGACCCCTCCCTGGTTCATATTCACGTTCACTTTTCCGGTGACTTTTCCCTTGTGTACCTGCGATTGAATGTAGGCAATGGCTTCAGGTATACAGTCCTTTTTTCGTAGCGCGATAGTCTCTCTATAGGAAACTATCTTTTCACGCTTGATGACTTCAATTCCTAACGCTTTCTCAATGTCTGTGCGGGTGTCCAATGGTTCCTCCAGTTATGTTTTGCGCTTAACCTCAACTTGACTTATTGACGACTCTCACGTTACCGGACTGTGAACCTTTTTGGCTCGGAGTCATACCTTTTTTCCCTGACTGCTTTCTCCCACCGCCCTTGCCCTGTCCAGGACCACCGCCCCCATCATCAGGAGGATGCAATCCTAGAGAAGCTGTCTTCTTTGCTAGGGTAGCCTCTACTTCTAGTTTCCATTCGGCATCAGCAAGCTGCTCTTCCTTCCAGCGTTCATGACGTACCGAGTAATCAGGAACCCCAACCTTCTCCATCGTAGTCTCCATGTCAACAGGTAACTTCTGTTGAATCATGAACATATTGAGCATTCGTTCTTGAATGTGGGTAACGTTTAGAAGTTGCGCGGGAGTGTTTATTACCTTAAGCCGGTCACAGTACCACTTCGCTCTTTCAAGTCGGCTATGGGCACTCACATTGCTGTCATCCTCTCCAGGTAGATGGGATGGGACCAGCGAATTAGGATCATTGTCGAATGTCTCAACTCCAACGCCCTCGGGACCGATCATGTCCATAATCATGTCCACGGTGAAGTATTGCGCGATGTTGAACTTGAGCATGTTCGCATCTTTGGAGTTGGCTACCCACTGATTCAAAGCGATTCCTTTGGCTACCGGACCTAAGTTCTCAATCATCTTGTCGAATGACTGGTCCGACATGTTGCCTTTGACTTCACGCATCGAAGATATATCAGTGAGTCCCAATGCCGCCTTAACCGCAGCGCCGAGAGTATCAACGCCCTTGAAATCAACTTCGTGAACTCCATAGTCCTTAGGTAGTAGAGATGCAGTCCACTTATTCGGATCGCCCTTACCGCCAACACGGACTCCCTGAGCATGCATCAGATCCAATTTGTCCATGTGGGTTCTGGAAACGCCTGTGGATACGTCCGATCCTAGCGGAGGGTCTTTCAGGATCGCCAGAGCGTTGTTTATGTCTGAAAGCCGGTCGCGACGAGCTACTTCCAGGCCCTTCACGCCTGCGACAATCGAATAACCCATTGGCGACCAAACCCAATCATTAACGTCATGCTGAGTCACTGGGATCATTCCGTGCATATCCCAGGCCGTATCGTCGTAAAGCGGAACAGGGCAGGATGGGGAAGTTATTACGAGGCGCAAACGAGGGTACATCTTGCAGTCTTGTAGTTCGGCCTTACGTGACCGTGGAAGTCCAGTATCGGGATCGGTCCAGACAATCAGGTCGCCAATTGTGGGAACCTTGTAACCCCAGGTCGTTCCATCTACACCCATCTGCTGCGTAAATCCCGTGTCGTTGATGCGCAGATCGTGGACAAAGTGATAGCGGATTTCAGTATATTTATCCACCCAATCGGAATTGTTCGACCCACCAAACCGCCACCGATCATAGAACTCGTATCGCCGCAGCATGTTCTGTGTGACATTGACTCCACTGCGAGAGTAGGCGGAAATCGGCGTGAGCCACTGCTGAAACTGCCAAAACCGCGCGTGGGCCTCGGCAAGCCCCATCGGGAAGACGATTGTGCCAGCGTAAGCATCATCCAGGTCGGCATTGTGAGGAAGTTGGTCGGGAAGGAACTCGCGAGGTCCAAGCGCCTCAAACTTGATTTTGGCCGGCCCGCCCCCATGCCATGGTCGAGAGAACTTTTGCCATTTGTAGCCGCGTCCAAGCATGGCCCACTGGAGAGCCTTGCGGGTATTGGGAACGTATAGGGAGTCCCAGAAAACAAATTTGAAGATGTCGTTGTAGAGCGCAACTGTCTTCTTTGACTGCTCAGCCTTCGAACCCATCGTGGCAATCTGCCGCAGATCGGTAATCGTCTCGACGAAGGATCGAATGTCTGGTTGGAGGAGATTGGAGGGCATGTCACGGTCCTGGCCGGTGCCCATCAAAAGCTGAATGTCGTTCGTGAGGTTGGATATGCCCGGCTGGTTCTGAACCCAATTATCGCCCTGCTGTACCAACTCGCTAAAAAATCCCGCCCTGTACTGACCGGACATTTCCCTTGGTGGGGCTTGCCACGAGATGACGCGGTCGGTTTCACCAAGGAGCACTAGAGTCTTCCCTTCATGCCATCCGCTACGATGCGAGTGTCATCTCCACCCTGTTCGTACATCTCAGCTGCCAACTTGGGAATAGCCCTGATTCTCTGGCTCAAGATTCTCTCGTACATTGTGTCTTGGGCATCCAACATGCGGATATTGACATCCCTGTTGAATGCGTCCAGGTGGACATTTCGTGCCACGATTGCATCACGAACAGCCTTACGGAATCCGCGCTCCTTTTCCAGCTTCTTGACTGCTGCCCGTTCCTCATCATCGATGTGCTGTTGACGATATTGGTCCATGAATCGGTCGAGGTCTGAAGCGTGAAGGCATGTGACTGTTTCATATCGCATCCCCTCAGGTACATTGATAGGCGGTGCTCCCTCAATTCCAAAGCTGAGGATTCTTCCGCTGCTTAATTCTCGATACACTACCGTACGTTCGCGACCAGTAAGTTGAATATTGCCCATGCGGAAAGTTTACCCCCACTACAAGATAACGGCAATTGAAAACGTCAGTACGATGGTACTATCATCGATCTGGTACACCACTCATCGTCAAAAATCTCTTTTACCTTCTTGGTCAGAGGCCAGCGTGATTGAATACGGCTTGCGGAGTTCTCCAACTCGTGGAACGTAGTCCAACCCATCGCAGAGGCGAAAATATTATCATCGTGCTGGCCCTGCATGTGAATGAGTTCCCACTTACCCTCCACGCCCGTATACTTGCGCACGAACGTCCCCAACTGCCTGATGACGATAGGATCGTTGAGCACAAGCCACCCCGTATTTACAGCGTCTACCCAGCGATCGAGCAGATAGGGACGGGTATAGGCGCGAGTCCACCATCCCTCACTATGTCCGCTGTCCTGCAACACGTTCCCTTTTTTGTCGATGCGGATCATGATGTGGTGATCGAGGAAGCCCATTATCTTCAACTGGCTTTGGCATTCGTCGCCAGGTTTACGTGTCTGCTCGATGATGAACTTTACCACCAGCGGATTGGCGGAAGTCAACCCACCTGCTCCGTCTGTACCGTACAGAACAGCCACAGCCGACGCGATACGAGACATCTGCGGAGAATTTACCCGAAGCGATGTGAACGATGCCACCTGGATATCGGGTTCTTTACCGTGACCATGCTTCTGCACGGAAAGCGCAGCCCGATCCTCGTTGGGTTTGTTAAGACCTCCTGCAGTATCAATCGCAATAGCGTATTCGGCTCCGGGTTGAGGCTCTTCGAAGATCAGCAGTTTGTCGAAACATGCCTCATCGGTGGAATCGTTGAAGGTGCGCAGCGGCACCAGATTCCAGCGATACTCGTTATCATCCAACCCTTTCCATTCGAGAACAATATCCGGTTCATTTTGGTTTATGTCGTCAGGATAAGGCTCATAGGGCTTGTTTTCATTGCCCATTAAGATCGTGCGGCCGGTGATCGCATAAGCCGCATAGTTGGTCTCGCGAGCTTCGGACACAAGCGATATAGACTCCTGAGTAAAAACAGGATCGTCTTTGGACTGGAAGGCGTCCTCCGGAGTAACGGCATTTGCTGCCAGGAATTCCCTCTCGGCATGCTTGGCGATGGCCTCTTCGTAACCGCACTGCCAGAACCATTGAAACTCCTTCGGCATCTCCCAACGCTGGCCGAGCACCTTCCAAAGGTAATCGGTAGAACGCACGAACAACTCACCGCGGCGGCGCATCTTCCGTGTTGCATCGGTGACGTGCTGCTCCCATGGCTCCGGAAGGGGATGCTGGCGCAACCACGCCTCGGGGGGATAAAGGTCGGTCGCACAAGCAGGGGGAATGAAAAATGCCTTGAACCTTCCCTTACCGGACGAATACAGTTCCCAGCTTTCCTTTTGCCACGTCGTCGCCATCGAGCCGGTTCCTTCAAGAACCATAAACAGCGATGGGAGTTGATGGCAGGCCGGGAACAGCCCTTCATCCAATGTGTGTTTTGGATTTGTGTAGTCGCCTAGCTCTGAAATATGGAGGCAACTCGGGCTATCCCCTTGTCCTATACCAACTTCCTGTGCGCCTGCCTGGACTGACAATCTGGAGCCATTTGTCCATTTCGGCTCGTTTATCTTGGTCGATATCTGGGGAACCCTAAGCCAGAATGGCAACTTTTCCTGGCAGGTATCAATCATGTTCTTGAGTTTCTTCGACTGCTCTACCTGCACAGAAGCCACAATTGCGTAGGTGTTGGCAACGTAGAGGATGCGCTGTACGAAGAAAAGTGCTGTGGCGGTCGATACACCCAACTGCCGGGCCTTGAGGATGAAGAGCTGAATTGCGATCTGTAGGTCGTCGCATTCGGCGAGGAAGGCAAGGAAGATCTTCTGAGCT